TCGGTTTAAGGCTTGGCAAGAACCCACAATGTATTATTACAACAACACCTAAACCAACAAAGATTATCAAGAACTTACTTAATAGAGATGATGTATGTATTACTAGAGGATCTACATTTGAAAACCAAGCTAATCTTGCAGAATCAGCTTTACAAATGCTTAAAGAGAGATACGAGGGAACAAGTCTTGGAAGGCAAGAATTATTTGCAGAAATATTAGAAGATGTAGAAGGCGCATTATGGAGTCAAAGACTTATTGATGAAGCTAGGCTTGAAAAAGATACAGAACGAACCCTAACAAATATATTAGTTGCAATTGATCCTGCAGTAACAGCTAATGCAAACTCTGACGAAACAGGCATAATAGTAGTTGGAAAAGATGCAAATAATGAGTATTATGTATTAGAAGATTTATCAGGACGACATACTGCTGATAATTGGGGTAAAATTGCTGTAAACGCATTTTACGAATGGGAAGCAGACAGGGTTGTTGCTGAAGTAAATAATGGTGGAGATTTGGTTGAACGATTATTAAGAACAATAGATCCCAATATCCCTTACAGATCAGTTCGTGCTACACGAGGCAAACTTGTAAGGGCAGAACCAATAGCTGCACTATATGAACAGCGCAGAGTGCACCACATGGGCATATATCCAGAGTTAGAAACACAGATGTGTACCTATACAGGAGATGTAAATACAAGTCCAGACAGACTTGATGCTTTAGTTTGGGGTATGACCGAATTAAGTAAGTCAAGAGGAAATGTAAACTGGAGAATAAGCTGATGGCAGTATTTGATAATATAAAGAATTTCTTTGTAGGCGAGGAAGAACAGAAACAGTATTCAACTGTTGGATTTTTTGGTGTAGGAACAGGAGATGCCAAAAAATATAAATATCAAGATTTAGCAAAAGACGGGTACATGAAAAATGCAATTGTGTATCGTTGTGTTAATGAAATAAGTCATGGCGCAAGTGCAGTTCCGTTTATGATAAAAACTGGCGATACAATTATTGAACGACACCCTGTAATAGATCTATTAAATCGCCCAAATCCGCAACAAAGTTATTCTGAATTCTTTAATAGTTTATTTGGTTTTCTACTATTAAGTGGTAATGCCTATGTTCTAAAAGTAGGTTCAGAGAGAGGTGCGCCACAAGAATTACACTTATTAAGACCAGACAGGATTACTATTAAAGGTGGTAAGAACCCAATACCAGAAAAATATCAGTACACAATAAACGGAAGGATTGAACAAGAGTATGAAGTTGATCAAGAGAATGGTTTTAGTGATGTCAAGCATATAAAACTTTGGAACCCATTAGATGACTTCTACGGACTATCTCCTCTTAGTGCAGGTGCATTAGAGATAGATCAACATAATATGGCTGCAAAGCATAATGTAAACTTACTTAATAATGGCGCAAGGCCAAGTGGTGCAGTCGTATTTAAACCAAAAGATGATCAAGGGTTTGCAGTTAATCTTACAGAAAGTCAAAGGCAACAGTTATTAACAGATTTATCCTCAAGGTTTGGAGGAACTAATAATGCAGGCAGACCAATGTTGTTAGAGGGAGATTTTGATTGGAAAGAAATGGGACTATCTCCAAAAGATATGGACTTCTTTAATTTAAAACACATGGCAACAACAGATATTGCATTATGTTTTGGTGTTCCAAGTCAATTAGTAGGTGTTCCAGATGCACAAACATATTCTAATGTTGCAGAAGCAAGACTTGCACTTTATGAAGAAACCATAATCCCACACTTAAAGAAAATAGAATCAGATCTTAACGAGTGGCTTATGCCTTTATTTAACGAGGATCTTATGTTCTGCTACGACATTGATAAGATCCCTGCACTATCAGAAAGAAGAAGGAAGATATACGAGAATGTAACAGGTGCAGTAAGAGAAGGCATTATGACAAGGAACGAAGCAAGAGAGATACTTGGACTTAGTCCTGTTACAGGTGCAGATGATCTATATATAAATGCAGCACTTTTCCCTTTAGGATCAGAAACACCACCAGAGCCTGACCAATCTAACGAAGAAGATGCTAAAGATTACGAGATGCTTGATGTAGATGAAGAAATAAAGCAACTATTAGATAACGAGGAAAAACAAACTAACTTCCCAAAGAGAGGAGAAGATAAAAAAATATCTTTAAGAAATTCAAACTACCCACAGTTTGACTATGAGTTTGCAAAAAATGTTAAAGAGGACGGACCAAAAGAAATATGGAAAGCAGGTGGCAATATTAGAGGTAACGAAGCATTTAATCTTTGGACTAAGGCAAGACAAGGTTCTGAATCCCCTGCAGTCTTAGCATGGATAAAAGAACGCGAAGCATGGGCTGCAAGACATTTTAGAGACGGACAAAGATTTAAAGACGGATCTGTTTCTCCTAATCTTAGTAATGTAGCAGGTGTTGTAGCGCAATTAAAATGGGGTGTCATAGGAACTTTGGGCCAACAAGGTATGAAAGATGTTATCTTAGAACTTGATAAAAAACTAAGAGGAAAAAAATCAGAAATACAGGATCCAAATGCAGATTTTAGTAAGCATGATCAGTTTTGTATTGAAGATTTTGAAGATTCATTATCATTACAAAGTCTTACAGCAATACTTGCAATAGAAGAAGAAAAACAGTTATCTAAAAGAGTTAAAGAAGCACTTAAAAATAAAGTTGATAAACACAATGAAAAGTATGGAGATAACCCAAAGAAAAAAGTAACACTTAGAAAACTAGAAGCTGTATTTCGTAGAGGTGTTGGTGCCTATAATACCAATCCTTCATCAGTAAGACCTGCAGTCAGAAGGCAGGGTGGAAGTGATCGTTGGGCATATGCTCGCGTTAATAGTTTCCTTTTTGCTTTGAGAACAGGAAGATTTCAAGGTGGTAAACATGATACTGATTTATTTCCAGACGGACACCCATTAAAAGCAAAAGGACCAGTAGATAAGTTTGGACGACCTAAGAAAAAATCAAGTTAAGCAATTATCATCTTTTAAGATAGGCAAAGTAAATGCTAGAAAAGAAGCAAGAAGATTGCGCAGAATACAGCAAAATCAAGAACGCATTGTATTTAGAAAATTAAATACACTTTTTAGGAAA